CAGAGGGTTTCAAAAAGTGCATGGGCATCTCCTTACCATTACTATGGATATGCGGATAGTGGCACGGCGGAAAATCAAGTTGGCTGGACTATACGCAGGATCACGACCACATCAGCGGGCGCGGTCAGCTCATCCCTTTCCGCTTCCGGGGCATGGTCGAATCGCGCGAATTTGAACTATCTATGATCGCCTCTGCTTTTACAAAAAAAACAATCGCTGTGACTACAGAGGCGTGGTCACGGCCAGCGGATTGGCTTGCCTTGCCCGCTGTCCCGGCTCAAGGGCTTGTTGGGCTTTGCGGGGTATGGGAGATTTTGCCTTACAATTATGTGGCCGTGCGGGCGCGGAGCAATGTTGTTGCGACGAGCGGCGGAGGGTATCTAGTGGATTGGGGGGATGGTTCTGCGCCGCAAGAATATGCTGAGAATACAACGGCCTCCAAGTTGCTGGATTGGAACTCTTACTCATCAAGCACGCTGAGTTCCAGAGGGTATCGGCAAGCGATCATCAAAATCTTACCTAAGATCGGGCAGAATTTAACCAACATTTTGTTACAGGCGCATCCAGGCAAAGGCAATCTTCCTTCGCCTTGGCTCGATGTGGAAATCAATGGCACTACGGCGCTAACTGCGGTGCAAGTCGGCCAAACAAGCTCTATTTTCTTGGAGCGGGCAAAAATTCATAGCCTTGGTAATACGACTTTATTGGCTAATTTGTTTAATGGTTGCATTGCATTGCAGGAGGTGAGCCTACCAAGCACAACAAAAATAACAAGCATGGCTTCGATGTATAGCGGGTGCTATGCACTGCAGGCTGCTCCAGCGGTTGATACGACTAATGTGACGACAATGGCCTCGATGTTTTCGGGGTGCATCAATCTCAAGTCAGTCCCAACGCTAAACACGACTAAAAACACCTCGATGGCCAGCATGTTTCAAAGCTGCCATAGCTTGGAGCAAGTGCAATCGTCTTTTAATACAACAGCATGCACCACGATGGCTTCGGCTTTCAGCGGGTGCTATAAGCTGAAAAATTCTCCTTCATTCACAGATACGAGTAAGGTCACAAACATGAGCAATATGTTTTTGAGTTGCTTCTCATTAACAAGCGCTCCCTCTATGAATTGTTTGAATGTAACGACTGCGGCTTCGATGTTTAATAGTTGCTATGTATTAAAGGAAATACCTGCATACAATTTTGCAAAGGCGACTGCGCTTAATGGATTTGCAAAATCCGCGCTTCAGCTTAAAACGATAGCTCATCTCTCGTTTTCTAGCACTTGCGGGAACTACAGCGAATTCTGTAATGGGGCGAGGTCTTTGAGCGCGATCCCTGCGCTTAATTTAGGGGCTTCCACAAATAATGGTTTAGCTTTTTACGGGGCCAGCAACTTGACGAGCATACCTGTGACAGGCGCAAAAGTGAATACAGATATTCGCTATTGCAGCTTAGATGCGGCGGCGCTTAATCAAGTATTTACGAGCCTTGCAAATCTGACCGGATTGACGGCTAGGACTATTTATGTTCGCGGAAATCGCGGGGTGGATGCGGCTGGTTACAACGCCAGCCTGGCGACTTCCAAGAATTGGGTTGTGGATAAAACTACTGCATAAAATGGCAAATGAACTAAATATTGTTTTGGCGGATACCGGGCAGGCTGTGACCTGTCAGCCATATCGTAATGGAGCCGCCGTGGGGTCGCCTATTGCGCTCTCTGAGATAGGGGTGGGCAGTGGTGTTTATACTGGAAATATGGCGGGTGTAGCTGGAAGCTATGTGCTGGCATTCCGTGCTGGGGGTCTAAATGTAGGCGCTGGCGCTATTTTGTGGGATGGGGCGCAAGAGGTGACCATTGAACCAATCAAGGCGAAAACAGATGCCCTGTTGACTGATCGACTGGCTGTATGCTCGACCGTGGAAATTACCGGTCAGCAAATAGCTAACTCGATATGATTGATTTCCCTGACAATCCGACTCTTGATATGGTCTTCCCGGCGGGGGGCAAGACTTGGAAATGGAATGGCACGGCATGGATCGGCGCGATTGGAAACAACTCTGTAACTTGGGATAATCTTCCTGGGAAGCCAAGTGATTTTGCTCCTTCGGCTCACTCGCACCGCGAAATTAGCAGTCTCGATGCAACGGCAAAATTGGAAATTCAGAATAATGGTTCGCTCGTTATTTCTGATGAGGCTATCTCTACGACACTTTCCAGCACGAGCACCGAAGCCCGGGCCATCGCTTTGCCGAACAAAAATGGAGTAGTTGCCTTAACTGATGATATTGTAAAGGCTGACTGGAATGCCACTGAAGGTTCAGCACAAATACTTAATAAGCCTGCGCTGAATTTTGCCACCACGGCACAGGGGGCGAAGGCTGATACGGCAAGCCAGCCAGGGCATGGGCACTCGATTAGTGATGTTAATGGTCTTCAGGCGGCCTTGGATTCCGTGGTTCCTGTCGCGCCGTCTGATACTTACTCCGAGCCGACTTATAGTAATGGGGTTCTTGCGGCGATAACTACCTGGAATAGCAGCATTAAGGCGGTCTTGGTGCAGACCAAGAGTTTTACTTATACGGCAGGGAAATTGACTCAAATCATTGTTAAAGACGGCAATAATGCCACGATTTTGACCAAGACAATCAGCTACACAGGCGACACGCTCGCCAATATTACAGAGGACTACGCATAATGGCTATCACAAGTGGATTTACTGGAGCGAATACGACGCGAACAAATGGAGTGCTGTTTATCGGGGACGCCCTAAACCTCGGCGCCAACCAAATCGCCAGCGCCGAAACAATCGTCATCCAAGGCAACGGCGCGATCCGAGCCAATGACTCCATCTCTGGAAATGAAGTCATCCTGCGCGATTGCTCTATTTTTATCGACGGCCTCACCGCAGATTACTCAACGCTCACCTCTCGATTCTCTTACGCATCTGCAAGCGAGAGACGGGGGTCCGCCAGCGCGGCGGATTTAACATTCGACCGCTGCCTTCTTATCCAGCGAGAAAGCGCGGGGAGCGGCAGCCGCAGGCATTATTTCATCAGTAATTTATACGATACGACTATTGTCTGCGAGGGCAACAAGACGATTTTCCTCGTTACCGAGATCGGGGCAAAAATTAAAAACCTTTACCTAAAAAAATGCGACTCACTTCAGCCCTCCGGATCGTTTTCCTACTGCCTCGGGCTGACGCTAGATGCCACGCTCATGGAGATGGCGAACTTTGGTCGTCTTGATACCGATGGCCTCACGCTCATCAATCAAACTTCGCCTTACCCGCTTGCGCTCACGGGGGGGCAAGGCGTGCTAAATAGTATGTATCTCTGGAATAAGGGCTCGGGCGTGGATGTCACAAAATTGAAAATTGTGAACGCCTCGCGCACGGGGGCGGGTTATGGGCTGGGCGCTGGCTACGACGGGAATTATTTTTTCGAGGGATACACGGCCTCATGGCAGTTCGTGAATCAGACGGATTCTGCCCCCGTGAGCGGGGTTAAACTTTGCTATTACGACGATATTGATAACATTTACACCTATACTGGAACGCTCGCGAAGCGAGCCGAGTATGTAACTAACGCCGCAGGCAAACTCGTCGGCACATGGGACAGCCGCACGCGCACCACGGGAGCCTCCCAAGTCCGCGATGCGCTATTCCTCCTCGCTAACCGCACCAACGCGACGGGCGCAAACATCACCGGGACGGTTTACACAAACAACGGCGCTTCCCATTGCCTTCGCCCGACGGCCAAGCAAATCGCCGTCAAAAGCTACCTGCACCAAGTTATTCTTGCTTTCGAGCAGAAGACGGCATACGAGATCACTTCCAAAATCGGCGCGGTGAACGAGCTGTTCGCTGCAAGCACCTACCAACCATTCTTCCTCGCGCTCGACACCTCGATCAGCCAAGCTAATCAAGCCGCAGTAGATGCCTACGCTACGCTTGACTCGGCAGCGCAACTTTATGATCGAGCCAAATCTGCTTGGTATGCGAATGAGAGTTATCCTCTTGTTGTCCGCAGCGGAAACACGATAGATCTCGGGAACTATAATCTTGTAATCAATGCCTCGGCGAGTGCTGCCTATACATTTTCTGGGAATACCATTACGATTAAGTCTAGCCAATTCACGGGCAACTTGACTACGACGGGCACGATTACCCTTTCCAATGGGGCGGAGGTGCTTGGCAGCTTTACTGATTCAAGCAGCACTCGCTACCGAGTGGCTTGGTCAGTTACTGGCATTCTGTCGGGATCACGGTTGCAAATCTACAACCTCACGAAATCACAAGAGATAGCTAATCAAGTCGTGGCAGGAAATTCGGCGACAGGGACTTATACCCAGGCGCAGGTCTCGATTGGCGATGCAATCAGGTTGCGCCTTACGCAGCAGAGCGGAGTTGCGGCTAGCTTGCCTTTTGAGGCGACGGTCCCTGCTACTGCTGCGGGGGTCAATTTTCTCGCCGCACAGGTCGCCGATCCGATTTACAACGGCAATGCAATAAATGGAGCTTCGATCACGACCATTTCCAGTGACTTTCCAAATGTGCAGCTCGATGTATCCGATCCTGACGGGCTTGCCGATGTGCGAGAGATCTACGCCCGCTATGTCTATGCGTTAACGACCGAGCAGGGGGTGAGAGAATGGTTTGGTGGCATTCGCGCCGTAAATCCTCTTAACTTCGAGGTTGATGCCGGTATTCTAAATCTTACGATTCAAAATGTGGGCAGCACGCCTGTCCGGCTCACGGGAGCGCGCATTTACCGGTCTGACGGTCAAATCATTCTTGCGGCCAGCCCAGGGGATCAGCCTTTGTTGCAGGATACGGGCGAGCTTGTGCAATACATCGCGCCGCAAATCGACCTGGCGATCAGCAATAATACCACGATCGGTAAAATCTCCGCCAATTCGGGACTCATCCCGGCGCTCCTTTAAGCTGTTGACCGGATGCGCGAGGGGAAAAAGGAATGCAATGAAATATGACACCGCAGGGAGCTATTGATACTGTTACCACGATCGCGCAGCAGAGCGATCGGTGGATTTTTGTCGCGCTGCTGGCGATTGGGATTTTTGCGTGCTGGGTTTTATTTCGACACTTTACGGCTCGCGAATGTGCACTGGAGTCCAAGATTGATCGGATTGGCAAGCGCGGCGAGGAGCAGACGCAGCAGTTTATTTCTTACCTGCAATCGGCGAACAGGGAGCTGGCCGCCATTCTCAACGAGACCAACTCGACTCTGAACAAGAATGCGGCGCTCATGGAGCGGGTGGAGCGCAAGCTGGAAAAATTCACATGAAAACAACCCTTCTACGAATCCTGGCTCGCCTCTTGGGGCTGAGCAAAGAATACATCGCTTTCCTTCTGCCGGTCCTGCAGGATAGTGTGGCGAACCTACTCTCGCAGCTAGCTCCGATCGCTCTCGAGGTTGTGAAATCGCTCGCGGACTCACCGCACAGCGGGGCTATGAAGCGCGAGGCGGCGATCCGCCAAGTGCAGTCCCTCGCCGTAGCGGAAGGGATCCGCGCCAGCTCTAATGCCGTGAATGCCGCGATCGAAATCGCGGTCTTGAATTTGAAAAAATGAGTGATGCCGAGGCCAAGGCTTGGTGGCAAAGCCGCACGATCATCGGGATCGTGGTGATGCTGCTGGCTCAGGTCTTGAAGCTTCTTAAGGTGGATATCGTGAATGACGAGCTGACTCAGATCGTCACTCTCGCGCTCGATGCGCTGGGAGCCTCGCTCGCCATCTATGGGCGCATCAACGCGCGCAAGCAAATCAAGCGCACTAGGCCAGGTGGGGCATTCAACCCGAACGCAGAGGTTCGCAAGGCGAAGCGGCCATGACTCCTCGGCACGCAGTCTTCAGCATGGTCGCGGCGGGGTATATCGCGGGGGGCTTTTTTATCGAGTCTGAACCTTCTCCTTGGGGGGCGCCTCGTCCGGAGGCGGAGTGGATTAAATTTTCAACCGAAGATCCGAGGCCTTTTTGGGCGCGCTTGCTGCTCTCTCTGCGCTGGGATTTTCAAAAAAATCAACTGACGGGGGCGGCGGAATTTTGATGCCGAATCCGCGCCATACGCTCGCTGTCTTTATCTTGTTGGCGGGGATTTTCCTTTGGCTGGCATTTTTCTTTAGCCGATGAATCGCACAAGCACATCTCAAGACCGGCTCGCCATGATGTCCTTTATCGCCAACGCGGAGGCGAGGCGCGACAAGCTAGGTAGAATGCGGGTCTACAAGCTTCCTGCCGCAGACGGTGGCGGATCGTATGAAGTGGCGGGGATCAATGATCGCTACCATCCCGCCCAGGCGGCGGCGCTTAAAAAATTGATCGAGGACGGGCGATTTTCCGAGGCCGAGGATTTGGTTCGAAAATATCTGCTCGAATACACAGATGTCGTCAAACGCTGGACAGAGGAGCCTGCTCTCGAGGCGTTCCTGCGCGACTGCGCTTTCAATCGGGGGCCGAAGGGCGCGCTTCGTATCCTTCAAATCGCACTCCAAGTCCCGGATGATGGCAAGTGGGGGGCGAAGACCAAGGCGGCGCTTACCTCCGCGCTCAAGTCTCCAGGTGGGCTCCTGCAAAAGCTCCGAGCTGCTCGGGAGACCTACGAGATTCGGATCGCTCCGCCAGTCGGGGCGCGGGCCAAGTTTTGGAATGGTCTCGCGAATCGCTGGGACAAGGCTCTTTCATTCTCCGAGACGCTTCTGGCCTAGCCCCGCTGGCGGCAAAAGCCTGTCAATCTTTTTTCTTTTTTTTCTGACGCTGCTCCATCTATGTCGAGGCAGATCAGATGAAGCAGATAATTTCCAAAAGAACGATGCTGCGAGGCGGCTCGCTCTTTGGCTGTTTTTAATAAATCTTCCGGAAGCCGAAATCCGGTAAAAATCATCTTCGGCTTGGTTGTTTTCATAATGAAAACATTACTCTCTAGCTATTGCGCTCACAAATTATTTTATTTTTATTTGTATTGACATGCCTGCGGATCCGCTCTGCGTGTAGATTTGAGGGCCGTTTTTTATGCGTGAAACCTGCAAAAATATTTCACTGTGTTAAAAAAAAATTGCATAAAGAAAACGCCCTGCAATCATCCCGCCATGCCAAGCGCAATAAGCAATAACCCTCCATTCGTCGGCGTTCGCATTCCCGACGAGCTGCGCAAAAAGGTTAATAAGCGAATCAAGGGCGGAGGGTTTGAAACCATGTCTGAATACATCCGCGACCTCATTCGTCGGGATGTAGTTGACAAGCCTAAAAAACAACGCCGATGACCGCTCTCCAAAAATGGGAGGCAGATCTTCCCCTGAACCTTAAGGAACTCGCCGCCTCGCAGGCCGTTTGTTATAAGACAGCGGTTCGCTGGGCTTCCGACCCGACTTTCCCGCGCGTTGGGCGCCTGGTGCGGAAGAAAGACTTTTTGCAGTGGTGGAAGAAAAAAGCTGAACTCCCCGCCAAGGCATCACATCATCTACGGAAAGGCGATTGTAAATCTCATGAACAATCTCCGACGAGTGGTTCACTAGCCTCATTGCCGCCGAGAGCGGCACGCCTGCTCGGTGAAGTCGGGTCACATAGCTAACCCTGAGATTATGGAACGTCACGCCCTCAACGCCGCACCTCTTAAAGAATCTCGCAAAGCTTCGGCTGGCGTGGGGCGGGATTGTGTGGCTTCTCTCTTTCTTTCGC